TGGTTCTACTGACCCATGCCCTTTGCCACAGACCGCCGGGAGAAGATGTTCACGGCGGCCAACCTGAACAGCCTCTACAACCGATTCGATCAGAAGGTCTACAGGACGCTGAATGGCGTCAGCCCTCTGATGTCGAACTCGACATCGGGTGTGTGGCAGGGGCTTTATCCTTACGGCGTCTGGTACGTTTACCGTACAGATCCAGACACCTGCAAACGCCTTAAGGACAACGGCGATGTGCCGAGTCCAAGCATTCCAGGCATCGGAATTTACTGGAGAAACGAGCACAGCCAGCAGGCAGCCAAGGATGCCTTGTCGACTCTTGAAACCAAATGGCAAGACACCGCCGGCGGCCAGGTCTACGTCGACCATCACAGCACCGCAGGAGATACGTTTACCTGTGACGTCGGATCAATTCACTACAGCTTCGAGCTGCTGCGTCGTGAAGTGGCTGGCATTGAGTACGACGTGCACCTGGGCTGGGATCCTGAAGCAGGCTCAGGCCTGACGTCCTACGTCCGCGGCAGCCTCGGGCCATCGACCCCAACCCTGCCTCCTGGTCGGATCCACAAACACCGACTGGCTGTTGCAGAGATCGCTCTTGAAGGGCCGACCGAGTTCAGGATTCTCAACACTTACCAGCGTTACGACTGCTGGAGAATCCACAACTGCGGCACCAGCACGGTGACCGTGTTCCTCCAGAATCCAGATGGCGGATCGGACAGACACTCAGTGCCACCTGCTCAATGCCGATCTTTCAGACGCAAACCAGATGGCACCTGGCCGGCGCCGATGTTCTATTTCTTCCCGTATTTCACCGGGGACATCCCCTTCCTGGCTGAAGGCCCACCATCCTGGGCGGTTGCCAACACTTCTGAATTTCTGGCTTTAGAGCGGTCGGCCCAGGCCAACAACGTGGCCAACCCGTTTGTCATGTTTGAGTGGCGCCGGGTAATGTTTGCGGTGCACGACCCGCATCTGCCCTACGATATCCGGCAGATTTACACCGGTTACTATGCCGACCCCAGCAATGCAAACACCACCATCGGTGACGCTGTGTTCAACTGGGGGCGAGCCCGGATCACCTACTCGAACGCCAACAACGATGTTTTCGACGATCAGATCCGTATTTTCTCCAGCACCCAAAGCCTCCCGGAGCGCCTTAGGGCCATTGGCCTGACCGTTGTCGAGAACGCTAACAACCTGACCCTGACCAGTCAGCGCGGTGTGATCCGGATCTACCCCATCGACGCCAACATCTTCACCACGCCGTCGGCCCCATATTGGGAAATCGGCAGCAGCCCGGTCAGCATCTCAACTTACTACCCGGTGCAGTACACCACCGAGAGTGGAACCGTCACCTGGCAGGCTGGAAACACGCCGACCATCTTCGAAACAATGCGGACCCTACGGCGCCGGGTGGCCGTAGAGGCTGGATTCCTGAACAACTACGACGATGCGGTCGACATCATCGAGGAAAAGGTGAGCCAGGTGACGCTGACCCCAATGGGCCTGATGTGCCAGGCAGCCACCAACAGCATCATCGTCGGCAGCCTGTTTGAAAACTTCCATTCAACCGCAACACCGACAACGCTCTGGACTGATCGGCGGCCGGTCAATTTCGGGGCAGGCGCTGACTTCAACTGGGCCTACACATCAGGAACCAAAGTTTTCTATCTCTCAGTGCCTGGGGCCGCCGTGACGCTGCAATGGGCCAACGTAATGCCGGCACGCAATCTGGCTGCACCGACTACCGTCGAGGCTGTAAACCGCGCCTTCGTGCCTCCTGGAGGCCCTTGGGGCTTCTCAAGTTCAGTCTACGACTTCGAGCTGGTACGCTGTTTTGAGATTGACCTAGCCAACGGCGTGGACGACCGGCCTTGGGGCGCAGACTTCTGGCAAAACAAATGGGGCGGCCCTGGAGGCGTGGATGCCTCTGTCAGGATCCTAGGCAGCCCTAACAAGACGTCCCAGTTCGCTTACATACCGACCGCGGCAAACTCATCGTTTGTCGACCTGGTACCCGCCGGCACCGATGACATCTTCAAAGATCGGCGAGGCGCCAGCTTTGCCCACAGCGTGCCGTTCCTATCAGCAAGCTTCAGCCCTCAGCAACAGGATGGACTGACAGACATCCGATGGACTGGAGGCGTCGAGCAGGTCGGATTCGATGTGCCTTACACCGAGGTGGGCAACCCCTACCTCCCTGGCGGTGGCCCATTCTTTCACAAGATCCCCAAGTCAGTATGGCTTTGGAGCCTGCTGGAATGGTCTGTCAGATCCTGGACGAGATCGGTGCCTCTCGGCCTGGCTCAAGACTGCACGCCAGTCAGGGACGCCTTCAATGGTGCCGCGGCCAACAGCGGCCTGGTGATCAGCTCTCTATTGCTGGGCACAACCGGCTACGAGCCCGACTTTGACCTGGACGTCTACTACCTCACCGAGGCGAGCCATGACATTCTGGTGGCCAATGGCTGCCCTTGTTTCAACAGCCAGGATTCAGGTGGGAATGACTATTGGTTCGTGCCGGCCCAGAACCTTCAGACTTACTGCCGAGAGCAAGGCTTCGTGGCGAACGACTTCAGCACTGAGAACGGCCAACCCACGGAGAGCCCACCGGTTGCAGCCACAGCCATCAGGCCGTATCGCACCTACAGCCAGGGCGAGCAGGTCGAGGCCGCCAGTTACTTCGATGTCGGTGCAGGTTACGAGCGTTACGAATGGCTGCGGTATGTCGACCTGCGGCTGCCTAATGAGCTGAGCGCTTAGGTTTCTGACCCCTGTTTGACCCCTGCAAACATTGGGTTTTCTTCAAAATCTACAGAAAAATGGTTTTCTCTGTAGACGGAAGGCGTGGAATCGCCCATCTTGATCACGTCGAAAGCAACAACAGCAAACCAAAGCAAAATATGAACACGACGATGAAGCTGATGAAGCAAGCCCGAGAAATCAAAAGTCCCAAGCACTTCGAGTTGCTCTTTGGCCGATTTCAAACCTCGCTCAAGCATTTGAGCGTCGATCTTCAGGATTCGGCAAATCGCGAGTTCCGCCGGGTGGCACAGGCTGGATGGGAAAAGCGAAACTCTTTAGCCTGATAGGTTCAGACACTTTAGGCCGCGGGTGGGGCCAATACCACCCAACCAGGGGCGCGACTGGCCAACGCGCACAACTCTCCAAACTATGACCACCATCTCCAACCTCATCTCGGCCCTGATCATCGTCGAGTCATCCGGCAACGATCAGGCCATCGGTGACCAAGGCCGGGCCATTGGCTGCCTCCAGATCCACAAGGCCGTTGTCCTAGACGTCAACCGGATCACCGGGAGCCACTACCGGCACCAGGACATGACCAACAGGGTGGCGGCCCGGGCTGTGTGCGAGGGCTACCTGAAGCACTACGGCCGCGGAGCCACAACTGAGCAGTTGGCCAGGAGATGGAATGGGGGCCCGACTGGAGACCGCAAGCCTGCGACGGTGGCTTACTGGGCGAAGGTGAAGAAGGTGATCAAATGATTTTACGAGGCCTGGCGATGCCGGGCTGGGTGTGGCCAGGTGAGTCGTTGTCTGGCTCGGCAAGCCAATAAACGCCTGCCGGTGGGCGGTATCACCGGACACTTTCGATAAACAACAACAAGGCAACCAAAGCAAAACAACATGAAGCAAATCAAAGTCAAACTCACCGGGCTACGGCCCCTCATCATGCACAACGGCGACATGGTGGACCACAAAAACCCATACGTCATGGCGATCAAACGGATCACTGCCAAGGGCAGCAAAAACATGACTCCAAGCGATCATGACGAACGCGACCGCTTAGAATGGGAGGCTGGCCTTTACTGGTCAGACATCGAGAACGGAATGGTCCTTCCGTGCGACAACATCGAGAAGTGTCTCAAGGACGGCGCCAAGAAGGCTCGCCTCGGCAAGAAGTTCGACGCCGCGGTGCTCCTATCCGAGGCAGAGGTGGTGATTCACCATCGCAAGATGGGCCAGACCAAGGAGCAGATTTACTCCGACCCGGCTTTCACACTGCGAAAGCGCGTCGACCTCGGAATCATTCGAGTCCGGCCGATGGTTCCCTCCGGTTGGTGGGCTACCTGCACCATCGAGTTTGACGAATCGGTTGTCTCAAAGGAGCAGGTAATCGACGCAACGCGCGAGGCTGGCGGATTGGTCGGCCTGGGCGACTGGCGGCCGAAGTTCGGCCGGTTCACTGTCGAGGTGGTTTAATTTTCTCAGGGCGGGGCCCGGTTGGGCTTGGCTAGGCGCGGCACGGCGTGGCAGGGCAACACGCGACCCGGCGCGGTATCCGGGACAATTTTTCAGGGAGCGGTTTGGCAGGCCTCGGCTTGGCGGGGCACGGCCGGGCAGGGCGAGGCAATACGTCACTGGGTACGGTAACTCAGACAATTTTTCGGGGCCCGGTTGGGCTGGGTACGGCGGGGCCAGGCGAGTCTTGGCAAGGCAACAACGCTTTCCGGTGTGCGGTAACACCGGGCAACTTTTACAACATGGAAACACAAGACATGATCAACGAAGAAGAAGTCCGGCGCCTTCCGCTCTGGAAGGATTGGATTGAACGCAACGAGCACCGGCTGGCCTATGGCCTGACCGTGACCACCGAGGAGCTGGAGGCAGCCCTTGAAGAAAAAGCCGCCACAATGGCCTTCCAGATGGCAACACACAGCATTCGCGTGGTGCTGCGGCACCGAGGGATGAACTTCAGTCAACGAGGCCTCCGCGGGGCTGGCTTCCAGATTCTGCCACCCAACACAAACGCCGACGAAATGGAGCACCTGAACCGGGTGGCCATGAACAGTCTCAAGGCCTCGGTGATCCTAGGCACCAGCACGAACCTTAACTTACTGTCGGAATGCGAAAGGAAGAGGCATGAGGCCGTCACCGAGAAGATGGCGCACCGAGTAGCCCTCCTGGGTAGGACATCATCCAGCCTCGGCCAAGAGATCTCCAAGCAGCTCACTCAATGACCAAACCGAAAACCATCAACGTGACACCCACCACCCACAAGGCCCTTCGAGAGTATTGCCTCGCCGCCGGCCTTAAACTGCAGGCGGTAGCCGATAAGGCCATCGCGGCCTGGCTGAGAAAGGCTGCCAAGTGACCAGGATACTTGCCATCGACCCGGGCATGAGCGGCGGCCTGGCCTACCTCGGGCCATCAGGCATCATTCTGAACTCGATGCCGCAGACCGACCAGGACATCAGCATCCTGGTGACCGACAGGTTGGCGATCTCGGATGTCTGCTACATCGAGAAGGTGGGTGGGTACGTCGGAGGTAAGGGCGCCCCGGGCAGCTCGATGTTCAATTTCGGCTACAACGTCGGATTCCTGCACGGCCTGATCGCAGCGTCTAAGACCCGGGTGATCGAGGTGCCGCCACAGCGCTGGCAGAAGACAATTGGGGTCGGCAGCAAAGCCACACACGGCGCCAAGTGGAAGAGCCACCTTAAGGGTATTGCTCAGCAGCGCCAACCCCGACAGGTGATTACCCTGAAGACCGCAGACGCTGTGCTGATCCTGGAGCACGCCATGATTGCGGAGGGGTTGAAGTGAGTGCGCCAAAACCCAAACCCAAACGATCAACATCGAAGGTCTTCGTCGTGTCAGACGACACGCATCGGAGATTGAAGGAATACGCAAAGCGCAAAGGCTATAAGCTGCAGTACGTTGCGGACGAAGCGGTGAGTGAATATCTAAAGAGACAGGAGTCGAAATGAGCGCACCAATCAACGACGGAGGACCGGCGTTTGCAAGAACTGGAGCCGATGGACATACGAGTCCACAAATCGGGATGACCCTGCGCGACTACTTCGCGGCAAAGGCAATCAATGAAGTGGGATGGTACAACAACATAAACCAGAGCGCGATTATGGCTTACGAAATAGCCGACGCAATGCTCAAAGCGAGGGAGGCGAAATGAAAGACACAGATTCATTTGTGCTATTCTGGCTTATTCTGCTTGGTTTATTCATAGCTTTCTTCACTGGGCTTCATCTAGGTGAAACTCGTATGCAGAAGGATGCTATTCTAAATAACCATGCCGAGTGGGTGGCCGACACAAGCGGCAAACCGCAGTTCAAATGGAAGGAGTGCAAATGAGCGATACCCCTATCTCCGACTCAACACCGCACAACGTAGCCGATCTGGGAATGCTGTGCAGGAGGATCGAGCGCCAACTCAACGCGGCCAACGAGCGCATCAAGCGGCTGGAGGAGGCTCTTGAGTCCATTCGAGAATACTGGAACCGCGACAACAACGAGCGAGCGATGGAAGACGCTTGCTGGCACGCAATCAACACAGCGGCAGAAGCACTTGAAGCCAAGGAGGCCAAGCCGTGAATCTACCAAAATCAAGCATCATTGATGAGATAGCAGATCATCGTGACGAACTGCTAAATGAGAACAGAAAACTCAACCAACGCATCAAGCGGTTGGAGGCAGCTGGGGATGAAGCAATCTGCGCCTTGGAGTATGCGAGTAGAGTGAGAATTTGGACAGAAGCAAAGGAGGCCAAGCTGTGAGAAGTTCAACCGAAACACTGATCAAAGCGATGCGAATCGTATCCGACGGTAATGACGGCGTTGTCTCAGTAGCGATTGCTGAAGCAGCACAGCGACTGGAAGAACAGCAAGAGCGCATCAAGCGGCTGGAGGAGGAGAACGACGCTCTCCGCGCCGATCTGCTGCTGTGGGAAGAGAAGGAGGTGAAGTTGTGAGCGCAATCCATTACGCCGAAACAAAATACGGGTTCGATTGGGGTGCGGTCAAAATCGAACGCTGCTTCTCTGATTCAAAGAAAGGATGGGTGGTGCTATGTCTGGAAACACCGAAGCATCAACGCGGGAACTCGCTGCAAATCTACGTCACGAAAACTGGGAAAGTCAGGATCAGTGACGCGCATGGTGAGTGGTTAAAAATCAAGAATGAGAAGGGGGTGAAGCCGTGAAACGCTACACCCACATCGTATTGCGACGAATGCCTCCTTTGAACGGATTCAGCATCAAGACTCCAGAAGGTAAGTTCCTGAGCGACATACGTCCACGCGGCATCGTGCGAGAACTCAATCGTCTCAACGACCGCATCAAAGAACTCGAAGCCAAAGTGGATGAACTCCACGACCTCGAAAAATGGTTGGAGGGAAGATGAATCCCGCATTCATCTACCGACACACCATGACCAGCGA